GTATCTTAATGTTTGATACTCCTACTAATACTAGTAGTTATTTATTACCGAGAAGCCGTGAATTTTGCATTACTTATTGGCCTGATTACTCCGGTGTAAGTAGAGGACGCCCTAAATATTATTGTGATAGTGTAAATAATGTGGCTAATGCTAATTTAGCAAACACTTACGGTAACGGTTACTGGTTTATTGCGCCTACTATGGATGTAGAATACAATTTTGATATAATTTACCTTGGTATTCCGTTATTTAATGCAGACAACCCTACTAACTTCTTAACCCAGCGATATCCGCAATTGCTATTATATTCATGCTTAATTGAAGCTTGTTTGTTTCTTGATAACGAGGAAAAAAGAGCAAAGTATCAATCCATGTTTGATCAGGAGCTGGCAACTATAAATGATCTGAACAGAAATAGAAGCGCCGATAGAACAGTAATAAGGGAAAATAACTAATGCGTGTACCATTTGTTTATAAACCGGGTATCCAACGAGACAGTGGAGATTTTCAAGATGAGTATTGTATTGACGGTCAGTGGATAAGGTTTGTCGGCGGTAAAATAAGAAAGATGAAAGGACAATGGGAATTAGTAGCTCCTGAACCTCTAGAGGGGATAACGTTTTTAGATATGTATTTTAACGGGACGAATCCTATTTTAATTTATGCTACTACTAATGCTGTACATCGCTGTATTGTTAATGATGGACTAACTAATATTAGTAACGATACGGAAGTTCTTGCAGGACTTGATAACAACCTGAGCAGAACATGGCAAGGCGTAAAGTTTATCAAGGACGGCAGAGCTGCATACGGCTTACTTATTACCTCTAACGGCAGTAACATGTTAAGTAATGTTAACGGTACTTTATCCTGGCAATATTTAGATAAAGATGAAGCTTTTGAAGCTCCGCAGGAGGTTTCTGCATCCGGCGGTATATTGTATTCTAATCCGTGTTTGTTTCTATACGGTAATAACGGTGCTTTACTTTGGAGCAGATCAAGCGATCCGCTTAATTTTAGCGGTGAAGATTCAGGCCGGGAAAACATATCGGAAAGCAAACTTATTTTTGGAGCAAGTATTAGAGGCGGTACGAATGCACCTAGTTTTTTATTCTGGACTGAAAACTCGGTAATATATTTAACCAATGTTGCAGATAACAATGCACAGGTTCTCTTTGATTTCCAGAGAGAAGTAGTTACAAGCAATTCATCGGTCATGTCGTCAAGGTGTATAGTGCAGTATGATAGTTTATTCTTTTGGCTTGGAACGGATCGTGCTTTTGTTTATAACGGGATAGTCGATAGTATAAAAAATGACATTAATTTTCAGTTTTTTCTAGAAAATGTCGATCTGACAAAAAGACAGAAAATTTACGGTTACAAAGTAGCCCGGTACGGTGAAATCAGATGGGCTTATCCGGAAAAGCGTTATAGAAATAGAGCCGATATCGGTTGTACTAGAGAGCTTGTTTATAATGTTAGAGAAAATAGCTGGTATGATAATTCGGTTCAAAGAGACTGCGTTACCGTATATGAAGCAACAGGAGAAATATTTAGTTTTGGCGATAGTTGCAGAAACTACCTATATAATCCTGATAATGCTTACAAAGCTATATGGAAACAGGAAACGGGATACGATGAAGTTAGAAGAGACGGGTTACATTATAATATCCCTTCATTTTTTACTACTCCGTATTTTGGATTATCGGCATTTAATCCTGCTAAAAACGGTAGCGTAATTGATAAATATTTGGTACTTGACCAAATAGAGCCTGATTTTCCTGCTCCGGAAGGATATACTAGAAGTGTAGATGATACTTTAGTTATTGGAGTAAGTTATAGAAAATACGCAACTACTCCGAAGACTTCTATTGTTCCGGTTAATTTTAACTTAAATGCTGCCGGTAGTCCCGGTAAAATAGATTTTAGGATTTCGGGAAGATTTATGACTATTACTTTCGCCTGCATCTACCCTTATAATGTAGGAAATATTTTAATCAATTTTAAGGAGGGTGATAATCAGTGATCGGTAATCTTCCTTTTCCTAAATATATAAGTTTTAACGGGTGGGCAGCAGAGCTAATTAGAATATATAGAAGCGAAAGATTGCCTATACCGAGAGAAACTGAAGAATGGCAGGAATGGGCTAATAAAATTGCCGGGATCGGAGTGTTTAGAAAAAATGCTATTCCGGCGGCAACTACCGCTAAAGGAAGTAAAAAAGCCGATTTATTTAAAAATTGGGAAGATTGGGCAAGAGCCGTATATATTATCATGATTACAAGTAAGGATAAAAATGAAAAAATATAATAAAAAAGATATCAATTGCCTTTTAGAGCAAATAAAGAAGAAAGGACGCGGCGGAGATACCGAGCTTGCTCATGTTAATCCGCTTGAGGCTATGATGCTAAAAAAGATGGGCGGTAGCGGCAGCATTAATCCTAAAACCGGGCTTCGTGAATATAAAGGAGGTTTTTTTAGAAAACCGTTTAAAGCTTTAAAAAGTATCCTCGGAGGAGGAGCGGGGGCTTTACTCGGTAATTTAATCTTACCGGGCGCCGGAGGTATTATCGGCGGTGCTATCGGTCAGGGAGTACAACACGGTGCTAGAGGTAAAAATCCGTTACAAGGAGCTTTGAAAGGTGCTGCTATGGGCGCAGCACTTCCTTCTGTTGCCTCCGGTCTTGGATGGGGAGTAAGTAAGCTTGGAGCTAGCGGTCTTGGTTCTAGTCTTAGTAACTATGGTACTACAAATGCGATATTGCCGGCACTAGGGTTTAGTGATAAAGCTGGGTCTACTATGATTGGATGGGGTAAAACCGGGGGGAAACTAGCTGCCGGAAACGTATTATTAAATAGTATGGGCGGTAACCAAGAGAAAGGATTAGGTGTATCTGCCGGTGATGATACTGAGAGTTATTTGCAATACCTTCTTGAGAAGGAAAAGAAAAAAGATAACATGAGTTTTATGGATAAATTGCAAGATAATAGTATGAACTTTTTAAGCAAACCTAAAAACCTATTAGCTCTTGGTACTACAGGACTTACTCTTTATGATAGATTCAATCAACCCAAACCTAAATCCGCAGCACAGGAAGGTAAAGAATTAAAAGAGAAAATGCTGGCTCAACGACTCACTCCTGAAGAATTAGCTACGCAGGAGCAGTACGCACTCCAATTGGAACAAGCTAAAAGAAGGAATGCCCGCAAAAAATTCTTACCGGAAGAGAAAATAGATATTGAACCTATCTATAGCAGAGTAAGTACTCCGGATGAGTATAGAACGACGGGTAGATGGTTAAATTATTATAACAACCCGCAATTTTCCGGAACTCCTATAAGGTTTTAATCATGGCAAAAACTAGCTTATCTTTTGATGAATTAAGAAATAAAGCAAGAGGGATATTACTCCGGGATAGTAGTAAATTATCCGGTACTAATTATGCCCCTTATCCGGGTAAAACTATTGCTCCTATGTCTGCTCTAACACAAAGAGCACAAGCTTTAGAACAAAGGCGTCTCTCTAAAGGTATGCCTTATCAGGGAGGCCTTCAATCATTAGCAAATGCAGAAGCAGTAGGACTGACTAAAGAAAATATAGAAGAGATTTTAAGAAATCTTAATGAGAAGCACAGTTCATTTAATAACGGAATAGTTTTTGATAAATTAAATAGGCAGTACGGAGCTAGTTTTGCCCCTTATTCTGACAAATTAAAAGAAAAAATGGCTCAAGATAGCGGTATTAAGCTTCAAGAACTTGGTTCTGATATAGAGCATTTAAACGCTTCAATAAGAGAATTAGAGGGGAAGAAAAACCGCTCGGCTTTTACGGCACTCTCTCAGTCTGCAAAGGCTAAAGAAGCAAGAGAAAAAGGATTAATAAGCGATCTTTACGGTTACGGAGAACAAAAACACGGCATAATAAACAAGGGACTTACGGCAGAAAAAGCTAGGTTTGAAGCTGAAAAAGATGATCCTTACGTAAGATTACAAAATTTGCAGCAGGTATTAGATACTATCGGCAGTGGAGAAGAAAGCCATCCTGACTTAAATAGATTAAATGCCGGGCAATTATTAAAAGCCCTCCAAGCTTATGGAATAGATACTAATAAACCGGTTAATCAATGGGAAAGTTCGGATAGAACTAATATGCCTGTCTATCAAGGTCAGCTAGTAGAGCCGGTTAATCGAGCAATGGATAGGTCATATAAGCTAGCTGAAGAATTAAGTCCGTCTTATAAAGATAAGAACTATCTTGATCGTAAAGTAGTCCGCAAAAGTATAGAAAATACTCCAAATTCAATAAATGAGGTGGTAGGGAACTTGCCTGAGCAATTAAAAGCTAAATTTGAAGCTCTTGATTATGAAGGGCAGAAGAAATTAGAAGCGGATTTAAACTCTTTAAATGCAAAATACATCAGACAGGGTAGTTATGGAAATCAGGCTCATTTGAAAGCGGTGAGTAATAGAGTAAGAGAGTTAAGCGATGCAGCTTTAGGTTCCGGCGGGACTCTTGTTAAAAATGATTTACTAAAAAATATAGCCTCTAAACACCATGAAGACATAAATAAAATAGGTAAACTCGGGCAGTATGATCAATTAGCTAATACAGAGTTCGGTAATGTTCTAGGCGAGATAAAAAGCACTAATTTAAAAGGCTTAGAAAAATGGAAGAATGACCAGGAAAACAACGAACAATTATATAAGGCATATCAAAACGAAAAAAGCTTTCAGCAACCAATGTTACTTAATAATGCTAGAGGGACAGGATCAGAAGGAGGAATTAATACGGTATTTAATCATTTTAACAATCAAGGTATAGACTTATCTTCCATATCCGATTTAAAAAATAGATATAGTGAGCTTGAGAAAGAACTGGCTTCTAAAAATAAAGCTATAGAATCAGCTGAAGATTATAAGAGTAGACAAGAAGAACTAACACGTAAAAACACGGAAGAAGAAAGGTTAGCTAAAATTGCTAGAGATGAAAAAGAAAAATTAATGCAGGAGCGTATAGAACAATTTAAAAGACAGGAAGAGGCTAGGCTTCAAGATCAAAAAAGAATAGAACAGTATCAACAAAGGCTCAATCAACACAAAATAGATGAAGCTAACAGATTACAGTATGAAAAACAGTTATGGGTTAATGATTTGGTAGCTAAAATGGATGCTGCCGTACGCTCCGGTGATTCTCCTGCCTCAAAAGGTTTTCAGTATGAATGGAATAGGCATTTTTCAGTGCCGCCTA